TACAGTCCACTGCTCTACCAACTGAGCTAAGAGAGGATGTAGCTCCCACCAAGATTCGAACTTGGGGTGGTGGATTCAAAGTCCACAGTGTTGACCAACTACACCATAGGAGCCGGAGCCTCGGCTACTATATCAGTAATTTGTTTCTCTTCTTTAAGCTCGTACATATACTTGAAGTAGTACATCAGGAAGCAGAAAAGACTAGCTGCGATATTCGTGATAATCATCGGTATCACGATATAGTTTATCCCGTACACGAGAGACAATACACTCGCAGTCAGGTTCAAGTGTAGAAAATTGTAATTTATAGCTTTGGCATCTCGGTGTTTATAGACATGACGAATTTCGGGTACGAACATAACAACGATGAAAGCGGATCCCAACAGACCACATACATCTATGGCGTTCATTCTTATTGGTATATATTTTCTCCCGTTTAAGTAATATGATTGTGTATGTTATACTTTTTGTGATCGTATGCTTGTTACTTGGGTACACAAAACGAAAAAAGTTTGAAAAATATGACTATAAATGTTTTTTATTAACTTTACCCGAATCCACAAAAAGACAAACAAAATTTTTCAAGTCTCATAAAAATAGCATTCCAATTGAAACGGTTTATGGTATAAACACAAAAAATATGAAAAACGTTAGAGAATGTGAAAATATGATAAAACCTGAATACTTTGAAAAGGCTCTAGAAATGCATTATGACCCTACAGTAAAAAGACCTGATATAACTTATTTTAATATAGGTGCAATTGGGGCTTTTCTAGGTCATATTAATATCATGAAAAAAAGTATTGACGACGGTGTTAAATATGCATTAATTTTTGAAGATAATGTCGTTATAAAAAAACATAAGATCTACGATGAAGTTCAAAAAGTTATAGACACACTAGGTGATAATTTTGAAATGTGTTTCTTTCACTGTCTATCTAGAAAACCAGTGGAAAAGAAGGGAGATTTAGAAAAAGTTGTTTGGATTTCTAGTATGAAATGTTATCTTATTAATGTAAAAAATATGCAAAAGTATATGAAATACTATTTCCCTATAGATAATCATGTGGATAATAAAACTGAAGACTTAATTTCTAAAGGTGCCCGTGTATATTATAAAGATCTTAGAAATTGTATGAAAATTGATAGGAGTGGTGCAAGTACAATTGGTCATAGTGATCATGGTATGAAAAATTATTTTTCACGACAAAACCCTTCATTGACTCCCAGTGATATCATCTTTGGGTACTAAGCCCGTCTTATGTAAACTGGTCTTTCAGTCTTGATGATTGCTAAACCCGCACGTAATATAAATCGTGCAAATCCCGAATTGACCAAGACAACCGTATGGTCTATATATTTGTTAGAATTGTATCTATGTTCATCTAACACACCTTTCATAGAAAGAATACGCCCTAATGAAATCCTTCTACAATCCGTAGCATCTAAAACAATATTAACACGTCTATCCTGAGACCATACTTGAGTAAAAAACGAATCTAACTCACTAGCAGACGTCGTATCATTCAATTTAATCCCAACTTGTGTGGGACTCATACATGAGTAATAGAAATGAAAATCGCAACTTTTACAGTGAGGATAACCCACTCTAAAAGCTGTTCCAAACGGGGCTCGAACCCGTGACCTTGGCGTTATAAGCACCACGCTCTAACCAACTGAGCTATAAGAACGGTGCAACTTGATTATATTACTAATCAACTTGTATAACGGTGGGACCACCCACATACTAGATAGGAACTTCAACTTTAAGCTAATTTATTGAGGTTTAAGACGTTTGAATTACCACCTCCAAGGACTGTATTCTCAAGAATACTGATAAGCTCTACGATGAGAATAGTCTGTTGAGACATGACAATAGCTTTAGCAAACCTTGTCTTTGGTGAGTAGTCACCATAGCCCACAGACGACATCGTAGTGAAGCTAAAGTAAAAAGGATCAAAAAGTCCATCCTCAAATCCAAACGCTGTTGGGTCAGCTTTATGAATAGTAGCGTACACGAGACCGTACACAATGGTAATGAACAAAATTGTCAAAACTTTCGCAATCATTTTATATTATCCTGAGAAAATTATACAGAGTCAACACGTTCTAGTTCATCCATCTCTTTACTCCTTCTTCTATTTACATTTTTGAAAGCACCTAACCACCGAGTAACTGCACGTTGAGAACCGGTCACAGACGCTGCATCATCACTTACAACTATACTCAAACCATTACAAACATCTGGCTTGTTTTCCTTCTCGGGAAATTGAATCATGAATGCCTGTATACTTATAGCTGGGATGTCCGGAGCATCATCAAGAAGTTTGTCATATTCTTCTCGAGACTTCATAAGAAACTCCACCACATCTGAACGATGTCTAACATCGAGTGATATTTCCATATCAATAGATCTATAAAACTTTGACCATTGTACACACATAGCCGAATGTGCCTCAGATAAAGGTAGAGACTGACTAAACTTTGAGATACTCGTCAAAATCCCCCCCAATACATTCATGAAAGCAAAGAAATACTGAATGACCATTATATTGTTTTTGGTATCTTGAGATACATCTTCATTACCACTCGGATTTAGAACAGCAAAACCACCGACACCTGTTATACTCGCTATAATTATACTAGGATAAGACAACCAATCATTCTGTTTCTTGTAGAATAGGCGTGCATGATTATGCAACCAGCGGTAACCAGCCGCTTTTTCAGCCCATTTTATAAGCAACTTTTCTTGTTTTTCGCACCACTCACAGTGTTCGTCTTGCTTTTGAACACTCATGGACTTAGATTATACAGATATATTTTTCGCACTCTCCCTGGCTAATGTATCAGCTTCTTCATTTCTAGGGTCGCCATTATGGGCTTTTACCCATCGCCATTCAACTACGTTCAATTTGTTACGCGTTTCATCGATAGCAATCCACAAATCCTTATTTTTTACGGGTGCACCCGCAGATGTCATCCATCCATTTTGTTTCCATTTTATAATCCATGAATTTATCCCTTGTTTCACATAGTTACTATCCGTAAATATACGCACCTCTTGAATATCTCTCTTCACACATTCCTCGAGCGCTTTCAAAATAGCGGTCATCTCCATCCGATTATTTGTTGAATTAGGCTGTCCAGCACTAAGCTTAAAACTATCACTGACCACACCCCAGCCAGAAGGTCCAGGATTTCCCAGACTGCTCCCATCGGTGTATATCTCATACATGATTAGGTATTGGGTTTATTTTCTAAGTCCATTATAAAAAAGATGCAACAAATCATCGGAATGGTAGTAATACTTTCTTGTTTGGTACTTTCTGTTGCTGCATTTATGCAGTTTGGGGGTGGTGGTTTAGGGGGGGTAAATAATCTTTTCAAACCGAATACTATACAACAAGCGGGTCAAGCTGACGAGTGTAAAATTAAGTGTGGTGGACCAGCGGGATGTGAAAAGGGGCGAGCGGACCACGCCGCCGGAACAATTCCACCTGAAAGAGCGGATTTTTGGTCATGGTGCTCAGGCGTCCCGTCTTCCACCGTATCAACAACGTCTAAAGAAAAGTTTGGTCAAGCCTGTTGCCCAATTTAATTTTCTAAGTCCATTATAAAAAAGATGCAACAAATTGCCCCCATGTTAATGTTACTTTGTTGTTTATGCTGCTCCTCCTCAGCCGTTAGGTCAGCTGGTGGTATTCCTACCACACCCATCGCTTCTTCAACCAGTTGTATGACTCTCGTTGGTACCCTCATGGGTGCTCTCGGTGGAGGATTGTTTTGATGGGTAATCTGAAGCCTTCTTTGGTGTTTTACATATCGTATCACCACAATGATCCCTGTTCTGATAGATAGAATTGATGGATGTTGAAATTTCGTTACACGACTTCAAATTCCAACGTCCCAATAGAGGTTTATCCACTTTAATAAAAAGTTCTAAGATTTTCTTGAACATTATATTAAATAGGAGGCTTATATTTAAGTTTATTAATAAAGTTCATCCTCAACTCCCGTTTGAACTTTAAGATCTTCGAGTGGATACGCTACACATAACATGGCGTACCCTTCATCCATTTGTTCATCATCCAAAAAGGACTGATCACTTTGTTCAACTTTTCCGGATAGTACTTTCCCGACACATGTAGAACATGCACCCGCACGACACGAGTATGGAAGATCTAATCCTTCATCTTCAGCTGCATCTAAGATATAAATACTTGCATCACAATCAATAATTTCCTGACCGTCTGGTGTCTCCAATGTAACTTTATAGTTTGTACGAATGGTTGTACGTGGTTTAGTTTTCTTCGTAAGACGGGGTCGCACACGGACGGGGTGGGTGGGTGAAAACGCGACGATGGCTGGGGACATACTATTTTTATATATAAATTCTTTTTTAAATAGCATTAATTGTGCACTTTAAAAATGATTTTTTGTTTTTTAATTATTTACTAAAATACCGTATATGGGCATTTAGTTGGAGAAGGCGAGGCCACCCATACCCGACTGGATGCGGAGGACGTTGTAGTTCACAGCGAACATGTGCATCGCGCTGGCGGTGCCCGCCTCCGCAACAACCTGGACCTGCGCGTTATCGATACGAGAGAAGTTGCAAGTGCCGGTGGGCTGGTGCTCCTCGGGCTTGAGGGCGAAAGAGTAAGAGTAGACACCGGCGTAGGGGGAGCCGGAGTGATGGTTGTAGGGCTGGACCTGGTTGAAGTACTTACCCTTCTGCTCCTTGAAGCGGTCCTGACCGTTGAGGATGACCTTGAAGGTGGTGAGGGGACCCGCAGCCTCCTCGGTGAAGGGCTCAGTACCGCCGACGACGCCACACGCGAGGAGGGGCACACCAGAGTACGAGGTGGGCACATAGCAGTTAGAGAGAGTGTCGTGGGGGTCGGAATCAAGCTTGATCTCGGTGACAAGGTTCTTGGAGGTGAAGTTCCAAAGGGAAGACTTGGCCGCGGTGTTGGAGAAGCACCACACAAGTTCCTTGACTGGGTGATTGTACGAGAGGCGGACCTGCTTGGTTCCACCAGGGGTAATAGTGTCAGTGCCAGTGTGCTGAACCTGCTCAATGAGGTATTCGTGGCCCTTCTGCGCAAAACGCCTACGTTCCTCAGTGTCAAGGTAGACGTAGTTGGCCCACACCTTGAAGACGTTCTTGTTAAGGAAGGTCTCCATGTCGGAAGCCAAATCGAAATCAATGCGGACCTCGTGGTACTGCAGAGCAATTAGTGGGAGGTAAAGTCCGGGATTGCGGTTAAAGAAAAAGACTAGGGGCAAATAGACAGCGCCGGTACCGGTGCCAGTGTCCGCCGCAGTGGTCATCTTACCCCAAGTGGCCTTCTTGGACTCATCGAGGTAGAGCTCGGAGTAAAGCCTCCACCACTTCTGGTAGTGCTTGTCGACGCGCTGTCCGCCGATCGATAACTCGACGTTGTTGATCGCACGCTCAGCGACCCAGTTGCAGTCACCAGCCTCGGCAGTGACGGTGGACGCGATCGCGGACTCAAGTTCGATGTACATGTCACCGACGAGATCACCGTTACGGGCAACGGTGACGGAGACGCGGCCGGAGTTGGCGGCAGTACCGTTGACGGTCTGCTCGATGTTCTCCATCGCGAAGTTAGTGTGGCGCTTGTATTTGGCCTGGAAGAAAGTTACCTCAGGGTTACCGGTAAGGTAGACATCCTGGGCACCGTAAGCTACGAGTTGCATAAGACCACCGGCCATTTTGAGAGTTGTTGTACTATAGGCAGAGAAAATAATTTTGGGTAAATGTGCGAAATTTCGCGATCCAATTTTTCTTAGTCTAAATCAAATGTCAAAACAGCCTGAAGAAATTGAGGAGGGTGAAATCGTACCCGTACCCCTACCC